CCCCGTTTGAAGGATGTGGCGCACCCCATCCAAAAATTGGAACTCCCCTTGTATCGACAGAGGTCCGGCTAGTTTTGTGTACAACAATAATGTCTTGTCAGCGAAGACACACTTATGCGATGTACTGCAAGCTCCTAACGAGAGTCTCACCGGGTTAATGCATGCGAACCGTGTTTAACCGAACACCATTCTGCCACATGCGGCATTGCACTTTAAGTTCCCCTTCTTAAAGTACGATTGTTTTGAAAAGCTGTGAAGTCCGTTTCTGGACATATATAGTTCATGTGAATTCCTAGGTCGTTGAAGAAACTTGCGTTTGTGGTAGTTACGACATATTCATCTGCATATTTTATACAATCTTTGGGTAAGTATTTATCTAAGGCGGGAATGTCAATTAAATGAATTGATTTCATTCCGCGAATATAATTCTCGATCTCAATTTGATCGGGTAAACTTACTCCATACAATTGTTCTATTAATATCCTGGTTTTAGGTCCAGGTTCATCTAGCAGTTTGTGCTTTTCAAAGAAAGCGTGAGCTTCCACGATAATGGCCTTTTCATATTGGCATGTAAAGTCACCTCTTCGTTGAAGAAGTGCGAGTGAATCATATCCAGCAGTCAGCTCACATATCTTTGCAGATAGAACTGATAATATTGGGCATGCTGGGTATTGATATGCCATGGAAAGTGCCTTGCTTCTGAGCAAACATTTTCTGACTCCCTCTTTTGATCGAGCGTATTTGGCTGAGGACCATCCAAAAGTGATCAACTCATGTATAGGGTTAGTGACGTTGGTCTTTTCTGACAGATCAAAAACCATACCACAAAAGCTGGCATGGTTGAGCTCGGAAACTAGCTCCATTTTTACATTCAATCCGAAGTCTTTGAAGAACTGCTCGTCGATTTTGTGGTCTACAACGAACAAACCATCATCACCCTCCACTACGCCCGCAGGGTTAGTGAGGCCTTGTTTGTGAAAAAAGTATAACATAAACATTAGATTTGAGAATCCATTTGACAATGAAGTATCCATCTCGCCACTCATTCGTTTGGCTCCGATTTCAACACTAAAATTTTTAAATGCCAATTTGTTTGTACCAGTTTTCACTCTGGCCCATCTGAGGAAGTCTTTTCCATCAGGCAGATTCTTGACCATGTGTTCGACCAACTGCAGTTCGCAGTCTTCCATTAGATCACTGTCAAAGTGGGCTTCAAATGAAGTATAGTCTGTGCAAATATAATATGCACCGCCTCTTTGAACTAGGTCTATAATGTACTGTGGTCTTTCATTTATTGGAATCTTCTTGATGAACCAGCTCATTTTGAACAGCTTCTCGCTAATGCACTGGTAGTGGGGGCCGACCATATTCTTATATTCGTCGACTCTGGAGTTTATACACCTCGCGTGTTTCATATCAGGCACGTACGATTCATCCTTGCTGAAACATTTCAAATTACGACATTCTTGGGGAATTTTGTCGCTGAGCTTTCGCCCAAATTTCTCATGTTTCCTGATTAATTCGTCTTTCCTGGCCTGAGTATAAGGAGTGCCTGCAATCCATGTAGCATGGCTTGTGTCACACATAACATCCAGCGGTTCAATTTGTTGTTGTAACCATGATTTGACAAATGATCTAAAATCGTCTCTGTCATAGTTGTAGTCAAATTTTCGCGCGAAACGGTATGCGGCACCTGTTGCTACTGTGTGTGTGTGTGCAGGGTCAATCTTGGGCGGTGCAGCGTATTTCAAACCACATCCAAGATCAACTGCGACAACCGGCCTAATTTGCTGTTCCTTAAACCGGGTGATGCGAAAGGTTTCGTCAAGATCGACTCGTTTACCTTTAACGATGAAATGGTCCTTTAGTAACTGAGGAAGGACAGCCTCATTGTGTCGGTAGCCATAGGCCACCCTCGTGGCCCTTTTCAAATGAAGGTGGCCGGTTCTTTTTTCGAAACCGGAAATCCGTTACAGTAAGCATTCTGTCTTTGCCTTTG